TCAAGTTCAATCCCAATAAATCTACGATTTGTATTAATGCAGGCAACACCTGTTGTACCAGAGCCCATACAATTATCTAGAACTAATTCATCTTCATTTGAGTATGTTTTAATAAGATATTCCATTAACTTAACTGGTTTTTGTGTGGGATGTAGTGTGTCTTTATCAGTTTTAAACTCTATAATTTCTTTAGGATAGTTTGTCCATTCCTGTGAATATTCAGATTCGCTCAATAACATATTGTTTTTACCCATGAAATCCTCATTAAGTAAGAATTTACCCATTCTTTTTTTACTATTCTTTTTAGCAACTTTTTTTTCTATTAAATCCTGAGGATTATATGTCATAGATTTTCCAGCTTTTTTTGCTGCGGCTGATGCTCCACCCTCTGAAAATATGACAATATCTTCTGTTAATTTCATAGGTCTATAATTAGCTAATAGAAATCCTGTTGTTTTATCTTTTTTCCAAATAAGTTCATATTTGAACCAAGGCAAATTAGATAAAACTAATTTAGACGTAAAAGGCTCATCTGCGGTTAAACAAATAGTTCCATTTTTTTTAATTATTCTTTTATATTCGAGCCAAAGTAAATCTAGTGGAATGATATTATCCCATTCCAAAAATCTATTTTTTTTACCTTTGCCTTTACCACCATATATATCTGTTGTACCATATGGTAAATCACATAGTATCAAATCTACAGAATTATCATCTAATAATTTCATTAATTCTAAACAATCGCCTTTTAATAATTTCACACTCATTAATACTTTTTATTTTTTATATTGTTAAAAATTATGTTTGTTTTAATTTATCTTGGATATCTTGAACTATACATTTCTGGTCGTCTTTTATAAACTCTACTATATGCACCAACTAAACCGTCAGTATTATTTGATTTACTTGTTATTGATTCAATATATCTTAATACATCACCTTGTAAACTATTATTAGTTAATAAATCAATTAAGTTTTTATATCCAACATTATCAAAACAGGTAGATAATGTAATTGTCGTCATAACAACATCATCATTTCCACTTTCTGCTTTATATGTTACATTACCAGATATAGTTTCATGTTTGCTAAATGTTGTAATTTCATTAATATTAATGTCACTATGGAGTATCATTCTTCTATTACGAATAGCCTGTTGAAACTCCTTATCAATAATCAAATGCTTATCTTTATTTAGCTTTAAACCTATCTTACCCATAATATCTTCTCTATTGTGTTTATATCTTAAGAATACAGCATTAGAATATTCATTATCACCATCAAATACATTTGGTAAATGTGCTAAAAATTCACCGCCATACGTATTCATTTCTAATACAACTTTAACTTTTTCTGGATCAAATAATTCAAAAACTATTAAATAAAATATGTGGGCTAATTCCCGAATAGAATAAACATTATTTCTGTATAAACCAATTTGTTCAATTTTGAACATATCATATAAATTTTCATATTTAAATTTATCTATTTCTTCTTTATCTCGTAATAATATTTTAAATATGTTTATAACAGAATAGTCTTTCGCAAGTCCTTCTGATAAGTCAATTGATATTACTATATAATAATCTTTTGCTTTCATAGGATTGAATAGATTTGTATCTCTAACAAATTTTAAAGAATCGTATGGAATATTTAATTTTTTAAATTGTGAAAGTTCCATATAATCAAATGGAATTTGTTTACTTTTTAATAAATCAATAGTTTCTTTATTAAATAAAATTTTATCACCAGTAACGAAATGTAATCCATATTCTTGGTCAAATTTTTCTGGAGATAATAAAAGTTTTGTTTCTTCTTCTTGCCAATTAGTCACAACAGATAATTCAGGTAATGGTATACCATTTATCCTTATTTTTCGTATATTATCGATATACGTTTTTTCGTTACCAACTTCATATTTTACATAATCTATTATATCATCACCAACATGTTTTTTATAAAATGATATATCATATTTTTCCCTTATTTCCCTTAATACCGTAGATTTAGATAACCCATATTTTTTTAATTTTGATTCCATTATCTTAACCTGTGTATCTTCTCGACCTGGTACTTGAGTCCAATAAACTCGCATAGCTTTATAAGGATTTTTCATTGGGTCGTCATCTGGTAACTCTGCGTTTGTAAAAAGTTCCCAGAACATATTATAGCCATTAGGTGTAGATGTAATTATAATTCGTGAATTATTAATTGATGATACAACAGGCACAATTGCACCATAATAATCTCGTATAAAATTTTCTGGTATATGGGCAAACTCATCAAGATAAAGTAAGTCAATTGTAAATCCGATTGAAGGGTCTTTTGTTCTATTTTCTGTTTGAATACGTGAGTTATTTTCAAATGAAATTTGTGTTTCGTTCCAGTTAGTTACACCTTTTTTCAAATAAAATGGTAATAATTTATAAATATCTTTAATTTTCCTAATAATTTCCTTAACAGTTTTTCCTTTATTCGCAACAATCATACATCCTTTATCATCATTAAATAATACAAAGTGTAATATAACAATTGCTGCTGAAACCGTATTATGTGATAATATATCATTTGTATAATAACTCATTTCTGGCGTACCAATAGATAAATCAAACATGCTTGCTTTACCATACATCTTTTTTACTGATTTAACTTTACTTAAACCTTGTTTAGTTAAAACAAAATCATCATTGGTTAAATCAATTAACATTTTAGTTTGATGTTCTTTGCAAAAAATCATATGTGTATCAGCACCTTCTAGACATAATCCATTTTCTAATTCTAATCTATATCTTTGAAATGGTTGAGTTATATTAATTTCTGTTACAGGAACAATACCATAATCTGTTTCAATCATTAATTCATTTTCTAAAAAAATAGTATTAACAAATTTTTTTAATACATCATCTTCATTCGGATTAAAATTTCTAAATTCATATCTTTCTATCAATTGAATTATGAAATAGATTATATTTTTTATCACATTTTTTATCACATTTTTTATCACATTTTAAAATTATTTTTTTATTTCCAAATATATAATCCTTTATTATTAAATAAACCTTCACAATAATCCATTTTAATATTATAATTTGGAAAAACTATAGATAAAACGTGCTTATATATTCTAATTCTTTTTTGTAATTCTGTGTCACCTATTATAAAATATTTTGGAATATCTATTTTATCTAAAATATTACCAATTCTAACTAATACTTCTTTTTCTTCTCCTAATCCAGTAAGATCCTCATAATCTATATCATAAATATCATATTTATCCAATGTAAAAGATATATTCCAAATAAAATCACTATTTATTTCTTTATTAAAATTTAATAATGGTGCTAAATCAATTCTGTATTTATTTTCAGAATTAGTTTTAAAGAATATTTTATATCCAGGTATATTATAATTAGAATGACCAGAATCAAAATTAAAAGATATTATATCAAATTCAGTATCTTCATATTTTTTATCAAATGATTCTAATACATTTTTTTCATTAAATTTTTCAAATGTATATATTTTCAAAAAAGTACTAATTCTATCAGTCCTATGATTATTAATATAATTTATATATGTTTCATTTGTAGTAGAAATATATTTAGTTTTTATCATAAATTTAAATAATTTTTACATTTTTTTAATGTTTCTTCTTTGTGAGTTTTATATTCAGAATACCATATAGTTAAAACTTGAAAACAACTATTGTAATTTATATAAAATATTATACAAAAAAATTTTTATTTTTTCTAAAAATGTTAATTTTCTTTCCTTAATTATCTCATTATAATAAAGTAATCCAATAGGAATTTTTACATTTTTTTCATTTTCAAGTTGTACATTAGCTAAAGTGTTGAAAATCAAGCATTTACCCGTTTGTCTTGAAGCCATTAAAATACTTCTAGGATTTTTTGTGTATAGATCAATAATATCTTTTTGGTAATCACGAAGTTTCATTTGGCCAATTGTACCATCTTCTCTTTTAATATGACAATAATTTTCAGCAAAATAGTGAATATTAATTTTACATTTAAGATATTCTTCCCATTCCAAATTTGACATTGCAAATGTTACATTTGCTTTTCTAATGCCTCTTAAATTTGAAAACCATACCTTTTCGTATCTTTTAAGTATTTTTCCTAAATTTTCACGTTGTTCTATATCTTTTATTATTTCTGTTGTTAATATAAATTCTTCTATTTTTTCAGCCATTGTTAATAATTTTTTTTATTTCATCATAATCATCTTCTGTTAAACCAATATAACCTTTACAATGAATAATGTTTTCTACATATGGTTTAATATCAGATATTTTATCATCAATAACTATATATTTATTATAGTCGTGCCCATTCAACCATTCACGTATTTCTAAACCTCTATATTGTAATAAATTTGGTGTATAATCATAAATTTTAGGCACAATACCTTGATTATTAAATATTTCTTGTAATTGGATTAATGTATATTTAATTCTCCATGTGGATGTTATAACTGGCAATAGATTAAAGTCGTTACATATTTTATTATAAATATTAACACATTTTTTATTCCATTTTCTATTAAAATTTGGATTTAAGACTCCATCGATATCTGTAAAAATTATATTACACATTATTCAAAAACAAATTCAATATTATAACCTTTAATTACAAAATTAAGATAAAGGATATCTTGTAAAGTACCTTCGTAGATTTGTAAATCTAATGTATATCCTAATGCTATTAATTCTGGTATATACGTATTAATTTGGTTTTCTACTTTACTTTTTAAATTGCCAGTAGTTACGTTAGTTTGCCAAAGGTAATATTCTAAATTGCAGCCAATTTCAACATCGCCTAAAACTTCACCATTATTTGTAAATAATATCATTTCTAATTTTTGTACGATTACTTCTATTTCATCGTCTTCTACAATTCTATCTGGTTCATATCTTGGATGACCAGGATATCTTATGACTAAATCTTTTACGTCTCTTAATGACATTTGAAACCTTATTTTTATTATATATATAAAAAATATATATTTCTAAATGGAAGAAACGGAAGATGTTAATTTTATAACAGTTATAGATTATATTGGTGAAATAAACAATGGTGTTGCTATATTATTATCATTAAAGGTCAAAGAAAAAATATACGAAATTGGATTTTGGTTTGATAGAGAAAGTAATTATATAATGTCATCGGATGATAATTTTTTAAAGGATTATAATATAAAAGATATATATGAATATAAAGATTATAAAAAATTAGCATATTACATATATACTTTTGTGCTAAATAACAAAGAAGAAATATTTAAAGAATTTTTAGATAAATAATCAGGACATTCTTGATGTTACGCCTTTCCAAATAATATTTATTGTA